AACCGATTTTGTAAAGCAGTTCGAGAATTTATTGACTAAGGTTGATGATTCGACTAAGATTCAGTTAAAGGCTGAGTTTAATTCTATTTTTAATAAAGAAGTTTCTAAGGAGTCTTCTATGTCCGAAACGAATTTGCCTAATTCAGAAGTAAAGAAAGTATTAGATAAAATTTCAGCTTATGAGATGGAACAACTTGAGTCTTATGTGAATATGAAGACTAAGAAAGCTAATGAGATTGTTAATAAAGAAGTGGTTGCTGATGCTACTAAGAAAGAAGAAACATTTCTATCTAAGATTGTTGCTAAGGTGAAAGATTCCTTTGCTGCTCAGTTACTTGAGAAGAAAATTGAAACAGTGGCTAAAGAAGAATTGGGGAAAGAAGCAGGAGTTAATTATTTGCAATTTGATAATGGTAGACTAATAGATACTCATAATCCTTCAGATAAATGTTTTCATGGGAAAAGTTTAAAAGAGCCTTGTGAACGTTGTTCCCAGGCTGTTAAAAAGGAATCTAAGATTGTTAATAAGATGGTGATGAAAGAAAAACATGTTTGCCCTAAATGTGGTGATAGTGGACGATTATTTGTAGATGAAAAATCTGGTGTTTGCCAGATGTGTTTAGAAGAATCTGAAAAGAAAGCTTCTATCTCAGCCAAATTTAATGAAGATAAAAATAATGTATTAGCCTCCACATGGGAAGTGTATGATGGTGACAAACTAGTTCTAGATGCTTCTCTTAAAGATATTTGGGGTTCACAATTTGAAACTCTTTCCTTTGCTGATCAGAAATGGGCAACCAGTGATGAATATGCCAAAGAAGTAGTTGCTCGTTATCAGAAAGAAGGTATTGCTAAACTTGCAGATTTGTGGGATGTAAGCCATAAACTATCGAAGACAGCAAAAGGTCCAGAACTTGGTCCTGATGGCTCTTATGCAAAGCCTACAACTGGTCTCTCTAATAAGAAGCACAATTATCCTACTCAGCCCAAATTTACAGATTCTAAACCAGGGGCAAATTCAAAAGGTCCAGCAGCTCCTAAGCCAGCAGAAGTTAAAACAGAAACAAAGCTTGATATGCCTGGGCAAGAGAAAGGTCAAACAGGCCCAGCAGCTCCAAAGGCAAAAGAAGTAAAAACAGATTATGCAGAACCAAAGGCAGAAGCAGAAGGTAAGGAAGTTAAAACTACTCCCAAGAATCCAGAAGAGAAGAAAATGGAGAAATCGGAGAAAGAGGTTGAGACTTCTTATGTAGCTAAAGGTACTGAAGTAATGGAAGAGGAAAAGAAGGAAGACAAGTCAAAGAAAGAAGCTGACCTGAAAAAGGCTCCTTTTGCAGTCTTCCATAACGCTGAAAAAGCCAGAGATTATGCAATCGGTTGGCAAAATTGGGTAAGCAAACAGAATCTCAGTTATGGGGAACTTGCCGATTGGGAAGCCTATTTTGAGCAGCTTGCTGAACGGTTCCCTGAATTACGAGATGAGTTTGCTGAGAATGGGATCATTGGAAAGAAAGCTTCTCTAATTAGTTGGGGTTCTCTTACACCTAAAGCGCAAAATTTTATTAAAACAGCAGCAAAGAGTTATATTGCCAGTGGAATGAAAAATGCTGAAGCCGTGGCGAAAGCACACAGCGAATTTACAGCCCAGGAGACAGATATGAACAAGAAAGCTGCTGAGAAGCCAGTTGAATCAGTTGACGGGTCCACTCTTCCAAAGGGCCACAAAGGATTTGGAGATGAGGATGAGCAGTCTTCACAGGAATCAACCCATTCTAAGGGTAAGAGTCCTTCTGGTGAGCCTGTAATCTCTGTGGAAGATGGTAAAGGTAAGAAAACACCTAATTTAACAAAGGCTCCTGATCAGGCTGTTGATGGCACAACCCTCCCCAAGGATCATATTTCAGTCACTAAGAAAGATGATGAGAGTGCAAAAGGCACTACTTATCCAAGCGGTAAGAAAACTATGGGGGATGAATCTGAACAATCCGTTAAGAAAGCATCTGCTGATAAGCCAGAAGAAGCCGTTAAAGGAACCACACTTCCTGCAGATAAGAAAGAAGTGGGTGATAAGGCTGAACAGTCTTCTGAAAAAGATACTGAACCAGCAGGAGCACCTTCAGCAGGTTCTGATGCTACAATGTCAGTACAGGATGGAAAGGGTCCAGCTGTCACCAGTATTACACAAGCTCCTGAAGAATCTGTTCAAGGCACAACTCTTCCAGAAGGTACTAAATTCGTTGGAGATAAAGCAGAGCAATCTTCTCAAGGTGATACACAGCCAGAAGGTACTACTGTTGATGCAGAACCTGATGCTTCAGTTAATAAGAAAGCTGCAACTGAAATGCCTTTCCCAGAAGATAAACCAGCTATTGAAGAAGATGTTAAACCTGAAATTCCCGCAGAACATGAAACTGAAGAGTTAGCTCTAGATCCTATGGCTCCTAAAGTTGATGCTCCAGTTGAACCAGTTTCGGCATTTGATGCAACCGAGAAACTCGAAGTTGGTGAAGGGTATTCAGCTCATAAGGATAAAGAAACTAAGGAAATTATTGTTGAGAAAGAAGGCAAGGAAATTAAACGCCTTCCAGATGGATTTGGTGCAGATGTTGCTGTTGTTACAAGTCTTTTAAAGGCTGTTCTTGGTCTTCCTCCAGCAGAAGAAGCAAAGCCAGAAGTTCCTGCAATGGTTCCTCCAATGGAAGAGAAGAAAGAAGAGCCTAAAGTTGAAGAACATCCAGCCCTTGAAGAAGCACATGAAGATGAATTGGGAATTAAGGAATCTTCTCTAAAGGCTAAGGAAGCTGAACTCATTGCTAAAGAAGCAGAACTTAAGGCAAAGGAAGAGGCTGCTCGTAAGGTAGAAGCTTCTGATAAATTTGCAGCAGTGCTAAAAGCTCGTGCAGAACGTTGCAAGAAAATTGTTTCTGCTATGATTGAGAAAAATGCAATTCAAATGGATAAAGAAGTTTATGAATCTGAACGTCATCAAGGCACCTATCTACTAGATGCCCAGAAGAAAGCATTTGAATCAGCTATTACAGCAAAGCAGAAGGAATTGCTTGCTATGAATGATGAAGCACTTCTAGCCACAGAGAAAGTAGTTGCAGATCTTAAAACTCCAGTTACAAAGAGAGCAAGTAATATTTTTGTATCGCCCTCTTATGGTGAAGAGCTTTCTGAAGATCAACAGTTGAAGAAAATCTTTGATTCATTCGGGACTAAGAATCGTCCTCAGTAAAATTTGCAAAACGTACCTAGGTGCAAGCCTTGCCATAATTTGTGAGAAGTTATGACATTGTAAAGTTTAGAAGTATGTTGAAGAAAAGTTTAAAAGAATAAAATAACCGATTTCTCACATAAGAAGTGAGACCTTTAAATAGATCCACAACTAGATAAGTAAAAGAAAAGACTCCAGTAGTAAGAAATGAAAAATAAAATAATAAGGAGTCTCATATGGCAATCCGACAAATTAAGGAAGTTAACCGTTCAGTCGGTTATCCCGTAGCGTCGGGAAACATCGTAGGTGGAAATCTTCTTGAGATCAATGCATCTCAGCAAGTTCTACCTTGGCTTCATACGCGAACCGCAGGGAAACCTCTAGGTCTCGCAATCGAATCCAACGTATTTTTCCCACTTCAGCCAGCAAATGGTGAAGTTGCAGGACAGGGTTTTGACTATACCAACTTTAATCGTGGTGGACTTGAATCCGTTTATCTAAACGGTGGAGATTTCGTCCTTTATAATGATGGTCGCGGTTATCCCTATGCTGTTGGTTCAGTAACATACGCAGTTAACGCACCAGTCTATGCCTCTGCTGCAGTCGATGGTCTTATCACATCTGATCCTACCAGCACAGTCATCGTTGGATATGTTGTTAGCTACGATACGGCTACCGATCCCACACAGCTCGAAATTAAATCGATTATCTAATTAATTTTAGATATAAATCTAGTTGTAAAACAAGATTGGCCGCGAGGCTGACTTGTATTTTTAAAGGAGAAATTTTATGAACGACAAGCTAAATGTTGAAGCCTCCTTGGAACTCACCGCAGCGCAGGTTGAGGAAAAGCTCACCCGCCTAATGAATTCCCCAGGTGGACTTCAGAAAATTGCACAGCAAATGCTCTCGCCACTAAAGAGAGAATTGCTTTATGAAGGCCGCATTCGCCAACTCTTCCAGACCTATAAACTAGCTCTCGGAGAAGAAGCAGTGTTCGACGCTGATGTTGATGTACCAGCCGCAAGCATCTCAGTCGAAGGTCTTCCATCGCAGCTCGAAGTTCTAGCAGATCGTATTCGCGTAGAAACGTCCCCTATTTCTACTCGTCCCATGATCCGATGGAATGAATCAAACTTCCGCAAATATGACGTTCTAAACAGGACACAGGAACGCGCAAAAGCATCAATCATGCTACAGGAAGATACTCGTGGTTATAATTTGATCAACTTCGCCTCAACGTTGACAAATCAGACACCCGCAGCATCTCTTGCTGGTACGACTGCTGCAACAAACAACCCATCAGTTATTCCTAACGGAGCAACTGGTTTGTCCATGTATACCTTGGCTACTGCAATTGTAACCCTCAGCTCCAAGCTGTTGGTTGCCAGCAAGCTATATATCAATCCAATTACCCGCAGAGACTTGCTG